CCCGCGCGAAAATGCACGCCACGGGAAAGTGAACCGTGCAGGGCCTTGGGTGTTCTGTATTGAGTGCGGGGAGGTGCTTCGGAAAACACAATGCAGGCGCGGAGCGTGCAAACATCAGTGCCGGCATCTCGTAAAAAGGCAACGGGCCGTGTTTCGTCCGTGCGAGTGCTTGACCTGCGGAAAGCGCGTGTTCATTTTCAATCCAAGTGGGCTGAAGGAATATTGCTCCAGTGAGTGTCGTGATAATCGAGCATCGCATTCCTACGCTTGCACGGTGTGTGGTGTCAAGTCGGCACGGACGCAGTGCAGCGATGCGTGCCGAGCAGTGGCCGCTGCTGGTCAATGCGAGTGCTGTGGATCTGAGATCACGAAGTATGGCACGAGGCGACGATTCTGTACTGACTGTGCAACAGCACGAAGAAACAGGGCTGGAAATGTGCGTGGTCGGTTGCGACGAATGAAAACAAAAACTGTGCGAGTCACGATGACTCCCCGCGAAATCTGGCAACGCGACGGCGGGCGGTGTGGAATCTGCAGAAAGAAGATCGACATTCAAATCAAATGGCCGAACAGGCTGGCGTTGGCAATTGACCACATTGTGCCATTGAGCAAGGGCGGTGAAGATACGCCAGAAAACCTACAGGCCACACATTCGGCGTGCAATTCTCGAAAAAACAACAAAGGGGGAGGGCAAAGGAGGTTATTCGGATGAAGGGCGGCATATCAAAACCAGACATTGTGAAGATTGCGGCGGGAACCTTCCGCAAGCATCGCCAGAAATCGACACCGAAGCCGCGCAACAATTTGCCGGACTGTCCATTCCCGGCAAAAAGCATTGCGGCAAAAAAATGGGCGGAGGTGGTTGAGGGGCTGGAGCACTTCAAGCTGATAGACAAGATCGACAGCACGCACATTGAAGGACTGTGCGTTGCGTATGAGCAGGCGAAAAAGGCAGATGCACAGGTGAAAAAGGACGGGCAGTTCATGGTGGGTGCCCGTGGCACGATGATAAAGCACCCATGCGTGCAAATATCGGCGGAGGCGTGGAAGCTGGTTCGAGCGTACAGCAACGACTTAGGCTTGAACCATCTCAGCAGGCAGCGGATGCAGGCGCAGGAAGAGCCGGATACAAACAATGACCTTGAACAGCGATACCTCAACTGACGGCGCATTCTGGTTCGACGAATCAGCAGCAAATCGGGCTGCGCAGTTCTTCCCGGATTGTTTGGTGCACGTCAAAGGGGACAAGGCGGGGCAGCCTCTGAGACTGCACGAGTCCCACCAGAAGATTGTGCGGGATCTGTTCGGGTGGAAAAGAGCGGACGGAACGCGGCGATACCGGAAGGCCTATATCGAGATTCCGCGAAAGAATGCGAAAAGCACACTGGCGGCGGGTATCGCCATTTACCTGCTGTTGTGCGACGGCGAACAAGGTGCAGAAATTTACTCGGCAGCCCGAGACCGCGAGCAGGCCGGACTGGTGTACCAGATGGCCTCAGCCATGCTGCGGAAAAACGCCATGTTGTCAAAGTACGTGACGATCCGAGACTCCACCAAACGCATCCTGCATCAGAAATCCAACTCATTCTATCGGGTGATTTCCGCAGACGCGCAGGGGGCGCACGGCTTCAACGCTCACGGCATCATCTTTGATGAAGTTCACACGCAGCCGAATCGGGATCTGTGGGACACGCTGGACACGTCCACAGGAGCACGGAAACAGCCTTTGACGTTTGCCATTACGACTGCAGGCCATGACCGCAGCAGTATCTGCTGGGAGCTGCATCAGTACGCCAGAGCCGTGATGGAGGGCCATGTCGATGACCCGTCATTCTACCCGGTCCTGTTTTCTGCTGATCCTGATGACGACTGGCGGCTGGAGTCCACATGGCGGAAAGCAAATCCGTTGATTGGTGAGGCCGTGACGGTCGACTATTTGCGCGAACAGGCAAAGCGGGCCGAAGAAAATCCAGCATTTGAAAACACGTTCCGGCGGTTGCATCTGAATCAGTGGACCGAACAGGAAAGCCGCATTGTATCTATGATCGAGTGGGACAAGTGCCAGCGGGCCGTCACACCATCGGAATACTACGGCAGGCCGTGTTTCGTCGGTCTGGACCTGAGCAGCACCCGAGACGTTACGGCGTTGGTTCTGGTGTTCCCCGAGGACGATGGGGGCTACACTGTGTTCCCGTGGTTCTGGATTCCCGAGGATGCAGTGTCAGCGAGGGCCGGACAAGATCAGCGGATGATTCGCGGATTCGCCTCCCGTGGTGATGTCGAGACCACGGACGGCAACGAAGTCGACGTTCAGCAGCTCTCGGAACGAATTACAGAGATCCTGCAGCACTATGACGTTCAGGCCGTGGGATTCGATCCGTGGAACGCCACAGGCGTCACGCAGAGATTGAAGGAATTGGGTATGCCTGAGGGGTGGCTGGTGAAAATGCCGCAGTCATTTTCAACGTACAACGAGCCGTTCAAACAACTGCTGACGATGCTCGGGAGCGGAAAGTTTCGACATGACGGCAATAGTGTGTTACGATGGATGGCGGCGAACGTGGCACACAAAGAGGACGTAAACGGAAACATCAGGCCGGACAAGGGCAAATCGGCAGAGAAAATTGATGGCATTTGTGCTACGCTGATGGGTCTGGCACTGGCAATACAGCACAGCACAGAGCAGAGTGTGTACGCAACCAGCGGCAGCGGCGTCGTGTTTTTCTAAGGGATCGGGCTGATGAGCGAATACGGTGTGACCATCATTGCACAGGCCAGCCCGGTTGGCGCACGTTCGGAAGATCACCTGTGGCGCAGCATCAGCCTGGGCGGTGATTACCCGGCAATTCGCGCGAAGTCCGGCGCGAAGGTCACGGCGAGAACTGCAATGGGCTACCCTCCACTGTGGCGGGCGGTGAACCTGATCGCAAACAGCGTGGCGGGTTTGCCGTTTGACGTGTTTCGCCGGCAGCGGGATGGCGGGAAGCGAGTCGACAACAGGCACCCGGCGCAGGCCCTGCTGGACCGATCTGCGAGCCAGTTCGTGAATGCTTACACGTTCCGCCGGACGATGACCGCACTGGCACTGCTGCACGGCAATTCTTACGCCAGTATCGACCGTGTCGAGGGCAGGCCGGTGAGTCTGTCAATCTGGAATCCATCACAGACCATCGTGCGCATCATGGACGGCGAAATCTGGTATGTGACGTACTTCAATAATGAGCCGGTGCGCATCCCGGCACGGGACATGCTGCACATCCGCGGACTGGGCCCGGATGGCATCGTGGGCTGGCCGGTTCTCGAACTGATGGCCGAAGCGTTGGGCGTCGGCATGGCGGCAATGGAATTCGGTGCGAGGTTCTTCGGGTCCGGCAGCAATATGTCCGGGCTGCTGATGATTCCGCACACGTTCACAGAACAGAAAATCCAGAACACGATTCAAGCCTGGAACAGCATGCAAACGGGGCTGAATCAGTCTCACAAAATCGCACTGCTGCAGGAGGGCGTCAAGTTCCAACAACTGCAGATTGCACCAGAGGCGGCACAGTTCCTGCAGACTCGGGAGCACGAGATTCGGGCGACCGTCGCCAACATCACAGGCGTTCCCCCGCACATGCTCGGGGACAGCACCCGCACGAGCCACAACAGCCTAGAGGCGGAGGGGCAGAGCTATCTGGACTACTGCCTGCAGCCGTGGCTGAAGACATGGGAACAGGAGTGCGAGGATAAGCTGTTGACGCAACAGCAAAGGGACGCGGATTCGCACATTATCGAGTTCAACCGCGAAGCCTTGATTCAGATGTCGTTTGATTCCAAGGTCAACGGCATTTACAGGCAGTTGGAAGCGGGTCTGATCACCCACAATGAAGGCCGCGCACTGCTTAACATGCCAGGGCTGGGCGAAGACGGTGACGCGCGATACAGGCCAGCAAACTGGATGGAGATCGGCAGTCCTGCGGAAGAGGTCCAGGAAGGCGAGTCAGAGACCGAGGACGCCAGCGACGACAGCCCGGAGGATGATGTCACCGCAGCACTGCGGCACATGATTCTGGACGGCGTGCAGCGGTCCTGCGACTTCGAGCAGAGTAAGGCCATCCAGACAGCCAGCAAGCGACCGCACGACTTTTTGGCGGCTGTGGAAAGCCTGTACGAGTCATGGGCAGCAAACACGCTGCCGGGGCTGACAGCGGCATCCGTGCGGCGGGTTATCTCAGCACATGCCGATCAGTCACGGCGAGATCTGATTGAGGTGGCCGGACACGCAACAGCAGAGACACTGAAGGCGCATGTAGCCGACATGGTGACGGGATGGCATAACCGGGCGCAGGCACTGGCGGCGGAGATCCTGCGGGCCGTGGGCGTAAAGGCGGCACCCAAGAAATACGACGGAATTGACTTCAGCCCCCCGCAGGCGGTGCGTGACGAGGCGCAGCGGGGTTTGGACTGGCGCGACGAATACGGGCGGGGTGCCACTGATGTTGGTATTGCCAGAGGGCGAGACCTAAGCAACGGCGAAAACATCAGCCCGGAGGTTATTGTAGAAATGACTGCATGGTTTGCCCGTCACGAGGTGGATAAAGAGGGTGAAGGGTTCCGCCAGGGCGAGGAAGGCTATCCGTCGAATGGGCGAATCGCGTGGGCGTTGTGGGGCGGAGATCCGGGGAGAACGTGGTCGGAAAAAGTGCGTGCACAAATGGAATCCCGAGATAATGACTGAAAGGGCATGAAATGAGGCAAAAAATCGAGCTGTTTACGCCAAAAAGCATCAAAAACAGTGCAAAAACCGACGATTTCCGCGTTTTTTATGCCAAAAACGAGGACGGAATCGAGGTGTTTCTTTATGGCGTGGTTGGCGATGAATACACGCAGACCGACGCGGGAAGCATCGCTCGAATCCTGAGCGCAGACCGAAACGCACCTGTGACAATGCGCGTGAATTCGTTTGGCGGTCTGGCCTTCGATGGGCTGGCCATCTACAACGCATTGGCGGACCACAAGGGGCCAACAGTCGGTGTGATTGAGTCCGTAGCAGCCTCAGCGGCATCATTGGCGGTGCTGGGCGCGGATCGCGTGCAGATGCAGGCGAACGCGGTCTATCACATTCACGAGGGACTGGCCGGGGCTGTGGGTCACATTGCGGACCTGCAGGAAACGATTGAGTGGCTGCGGGCATTCAACGCGGCTGCGGTGGCAACGTATGCGGCAAAGACCGGCAAGTCTGAAGAAGTGCTGGCTGCCGCGCTGCTGGGCACCAACGGTGACGGCACACGGTACACAGCGGCGGAGGCGTTAGAGATGGGTTTTGTTGACGAGGTCTTGCCGATCGGCAAAAAGGCGAGCAAGACCGCAGCGAAGAACGACCGAAGCGGCGAACTGGCAGCCCGTGCGCGACTGCTGCGAGCCAAAAGCGGTTGACAAACTGCCGGAGACCATGTAACAATAAAGGGCGTCAGGATTGCAGCCCGTAAACGTGGCGAGTCCTGACCAGTGATTGAGTTGCAAAATTGCAGGCGTCAATCGTTAGCGTATTCGAACCCCCCGAATCCGCCAGCGGTTGACGCCTTTGCGTTGACTCTGGCACAAACAGGAGTCAATCATGTCAAAGAGTATTCAGGGCCTGCAGGCCGAACGAGCTGAGAAGATTGCAGCAGCCGAAAAACTGCTGCCGACCGACGACACGCAGACCATGAGCGCAGAGGCACAGACGCAGGCCGGAGAGTTGCTGGCCGCAGCCGAGAAGCTGCAGGGCGACATTGACGCAGCCGTCAAGGCAGAGGCAGCCGTGCAGGACATGCGGAACAAGCTGGCCAGCCTTCGCAATGCCCCCGACAACATGACCGCACGAGCCATCGCAAACGTGGGCGGTCTGGCGTTCGGCGTTCATGCCGGTCACGATGTGGCGAAGCAGTTCAGCATCCCGCGAAACGTGCGCCGTGTTCAGTTGAAGAATTTCCGCGCCGATTCATCCGACGTGCCCGCTGAAGTCCGTGCGTACCGATTCGGTATGTGGGCACTGGCGCAGCTGAGCCAGACCGGCAGCATCCCGTACCAGAACGCCGCAGCAGTCGCATACTGCCGCGATAATGGCCTGATGAATGCAGCACACGGCGAAGGCGGAGCCGACACGACCGGCGCACATGTTCTGGTTCCGGATGAGTTCGGGACCGATCTGATTCTTCTGCGGGAACGCTACGGGGTGGCCCGCCAGTTGTTCAATGTGGTGAACATGTCGAGCGACACCCGCACCGAACCGCGACAGTTGAGCGGATTGACGGCATACTTCACCGCTGAAAATGCCGCAATTACTGAATCAAACATGCGGTTTGACAACGTCACACTGGTGGCGAAGAAGCTGGCCGTGATTGCCCGCATGTCGAACGAACTGAACATGGACAATGTTCTCGGGCTGGCTGATCGGTTGATCGGTGAAATTGCCTACGCATTCGCCTACAAGGAAGACGACTGTGCATTCAACGGCACGGGCACCAGCACCTACGGCGGAATGGTTGGGGCACGTACCCGCATGGATGAGCTGACGGCAGGCACTGCCCCTGGCCTGATTGCAGGCACGGGCAATCTGTGGTCAGAGTTGACGCTGAGCGACTTTAACAAGGTGGTCGGAAGCCTGCCGAACTACGCAGACGTTCCGGGAGCCGGTTGGGTGTGCCACAAGACGTTTGAGCACAGTGTCATGCAGAAGCTGGCGTATGCGGCTGGCGGTGTTCTGGCGTCTGAGATCGTTGGCGGCATCCGTCGCAACACGTTCCTCGGCTACCCGGTCTACACGTCGCAGGTGTTCCCGAGCACCGAAGCAAACAGCCAGATTCCAGTGCTGTTCGGTGCGTTCAATTTGGCGGCAATGTTTGGTGCCCGTGGTCAGGAAGAAATCGCATTCTCGACCGAGGCCACGGTTGGCGGACAGAGCATGTGGGAACGCGACCAGATCGGCGTGCGTGGTACCGAGCGGTTTGACATCGTGGTGCACGACTACGGCAGCAACAGTGCCGCAGGGCCGATTGTCGGCCTTGAAACGCTGGGTAGCTGATTGATCTGATGACCGATTGCCCGGCGGTTGTTCGCCGGGCAACTTCTGCACACTCTCCCGAAGGGGTTTGAATAATGATTGCCGAACGATTGGTAAATGATTCTCTGCTGATTAGTCCGAGGTCGATGACCAACAGCGCGACCACAACCGCGAATCTGGACGTGAAGGGCGCAAACTACGCGACAATCCGCGTAGCGTTCGCGTCCGAGCTGAACACGAATGCGGTTGGGCCGACGCTGGTTCTGAGCGAATCCGATGACACGGTTGTGAGCAACTTTGTCACCCTCGATACGCAGTCCGCTGTGGATCTGACGGCAGCCCGTGAACTGCACTACGGTGTTGACCTGCGAGGCCGGAAGCGATATCTGCGAATCGCCGTGAGCACTGCAACTGCCACGAACGACAACGTGACGGTGGCAGCCGTTGCGACTCTGAGCGACCTGCAGGACGCGCCGAACGGAACCACGGGCGTTGCTGATCAGGTTGTGTTTGTCTGATGTGCACGGGGGCGGCAGGCAGTGTGGTGGCTGCCTGCCGTTTCCTCAATTCTCCGGAGGGTATATGAAAATCAACGTGGGCTGTGGTGACAGTAAACTGGCAGGATACGACAACCGCGACATCAAAGCCGGTCAGCCGTGTTACCCGCTGCCGTTTCCTGATGGGAGTGTTGAGGAGGTCAGGGCGTCACATGTGCTGGAGCATCTGACGTTCCGCGAAGCCAGTGAGGCCCTGCGGGATTGGTTCAGAGTGCTGAAGCCTGGCGGTATGATTCGGGTGGCAGTGCCCGACGTGCGGAAATGCTTGGCGGCGAATGACGGTAAGCATTTGTTCTACTTGATGGGAGGGCAAACGGACGAACACGACATCCACCGCAGCGCGTACGATGTGGAGCGGCTGGAGGCCCTGCTGGAGCACACAGGATTTAAGGACATCGCGGAATGGCATAGCATGGACAACGACACCAGTTGCCATCCAGTGAGCCTGAATCGACTGGCAACAAAGCCACAGGCAGAGGCACCAGCGGCACCACGACGAACGGCAACGGTTAAGGTCGGAGCCTACTGCACGCATCCGCGATATGAGGCAGTGGCGGCACGGAATGTGATTGACGGGGCGTTGAAGACTCTGGGAATCAACCTGCACTGTTCGCAGGGTGTCTTCTGGGGTCAGTGCATGCAGCGAATGTTTCAGGATGCACTGGACAAAGGACTGGACTGGATTCTGAGCATCGACAGCGACAGCCTGTTTACTTCGGAGCATGTGCGGCACCTGATGGATGTGTTCGCACAACATCCGGAGATTGACGCACTGGCCGCGCTGCAGTGCCGAAGGGGTTCGCCGTTTCCGCTGCTGACAACAGGGCAACATCAGACCGGGGATACGGTGCAGATTGACGGCAAGCCGATCAGGGTGACAACAGCCCATTTCGGGCTGACGTTGTTTCGAGTCGACAAGCTGAAGACATTGCCGAAGCCGTGGTTCAAATCAGAGCCTGGCGCAGGCGGTGACTGGGATGACGACAGGCTGGACGATGACATCTATTTTTGGCACGTATGGAGGCAGGCTGGCAACAGCATTCACGTTGCTCCATCCTGCAGCATTGGACACCTTGAAGAGATGTGCGCCATGTTTGACGCGAACCTGCAGCCGAAGCACGTATACCTGCACGAGTGGCGGAAGGAGAACGGTTTAAAATGATCAAGATCGTGAGACCGTGGCGAGCGTTCCCGGTGGGTGTGGTGTGTTCTCCGGGGCATGGCGTTGAACTGGAGTTGATCAGACAAGGTTTCGCAGTTGCAGCACAGGAGCCGACAAAATGCCCAGCACCCCAACATTCATTACCACCAGCGGACCGGCAGTCGAACCGATCACGCTGGAAGAAATGAAGACACGGTTGCGGGTTTCGGGCTGCGACTTTGACAGCGAGCTGTCTGACATGCTGATTTCAGCACGGCAGCAGGTCGAGGCCGACACATACCGAAAATTGATTACGCAAACCGTGGTCATGTATCAAGAGGATTTCGTCAGCCTGCTGGGGCCTTTGGATATCCGTCTTGCGCCCATTCAGAGCATCACGCACGTGAAATACTATGACCGGGACGACGTGTTGCAGACGTTTGCGGCGGCGGATTACTACGCGAACCTGACAAGCACACCACCAGAAATCAGGCTGAAGGAAGCAAAGCAGTGGCCCAACACCAGCCTTTACAGGCCGAATAAGGTCGAGGTCACAATGGTGGCGGGATACGGGGCAACAGCAGCCAGTGTGCCGAGGGCGGCAAAACTGGCAATGGTTGAATATTGCCGGGCAATCTGGGACGGATGCGAGCACAACACAGACACGTATCGGCGGCTGGTGGCGTCGTTGCAGTGGACGGGATACCACAAGGTGTTCGCATGAAGTGCAAAGCGAAATCCTCACACTCGCAATACACAACGCGAATCACAGTGCAGCGGCTGGCCGGATCTGCTGACGCAGCCGGGCACGTGAACGGCAACACCGAGGCAAACTGGACGACGTATACAACAGCCTGGGCATCGGTCCGCAGCCGTGGCGGGCGTGAGTTCTGGCGGGTGAGTCAGGTGCAATCGGATGTGGATTTTGTCTTTACCTGCCCGTGGTCGAGGACGCTGGAGAACGCAACGCCGGACATGCGAGTCATGTCGGACGGCAAGGTGTACGAGATCCTGAGCGTCATTAACGTGGATCTGGCAAACGAGACTGTGGAGATTCAGACGCGGAGGCGGACGACCTGATGTTAGGTGCACTGCGACAAGCTGGACTGAGCGGATTCGGTGATGTCGTTATTGCGCGTGTTGAGTTGGCGGGAGTGCAAAGGGCCGTTAGGAAACTACTGGAGGACACAGAAGGGAAGGTTGCCACGAAGGCACTCGGGGCAGTCGGCAAGGTTGGGCGGGATGCTGTAAAAGCAGAGATCCCGGGGAAGTACAAGAGCGTTCGGAAGGCTGTGGCGTGGCGACATGTGAAACGCAAATACAACTCCGGACAACGTGCGGTTAAAGTCGGGGCGGGTGTCGGTCCTGACCTGTTGCGAAAGCGAAAGCTGACAGAAAAACAACAGGCGAAGGCGACACAACTTCGAGAGAAGGCAGCCACCAGTTTAAAGAATCGCAAACAGAAAAAACGCCCGGGCGTGGGCATCGACAAGCGCAACGTGCACTGGTGGTTCGCAGGCACGAAGGTACGATACACTGGCACGAAAACAATACGCAGGCGAGTCAATGGGAGCACAGTCAATGAGCAGGTGGGCAAGCCGCGAGCACACAGGGGCAGAATGCCTGCACAATCTCGCCCGATCATGGTGATTCTGGCGGGCAAGGGCGGAACAATTCGAGAGGTTCTCCGGCAGCACATTGCCGAGGGAATGAAGGCGTCTGCAGCGGGCAACAAATGATCACAGGCATACTCAATCTGATGATAAACACAGCAGCCATCAGCACACTGATCGGCAGCCGGTGTTATATCAATAAGGCACCACAGAAAGCGGCGTTGCCCTATCTCGTTCTCACGCAACTCAACAGCGAAGAATTCCTGAGCTTGGACAACACGACCAGCGCACTCCGTAGCATCGTGATTGACATTGATTGCAAGGGCCGGACATTCCCGGAGACTGAAGGACTGGCAAACGCAGTCAAAGCCCGGTTGACGGATTACAGCGGGGCGGCAGGCAGCTACACGGTTGGGGCGTCAATATTCAATTCTGAGGCCCACGATTACGAGCCAGCAACAGACGGCAGTGACAATGGGGTGTTTGCGATAACGTTGGACTATGACATTATTTTCAATCCATAAGGAGCTGCCGACATGGCAAAATTGAAGGTCAAAGGGACGATCATTGAACAGGCCACAGGAACCACCTACACCGCAATCGCGCAGGTCACGGGGTTCAATATCAGCGGCATTGAAACAGAGACATACGACAGCCGGACACTCGACGGAACTGCGGGCGTGGAATATGACCCCACGGGATTTGTCGAGGGCGGCTCAGTCACTTTCGATTTGCTGTATGATCCGGCGTTGGGGGGACATCAGGCAATCACCGATCTGGCCGTTGCGGCACACATGACAACGAACGGTTTGCCGAACGATGTGAACTGGAAGGTGAAATTCGCAAACACAAGTAGCACCGAACTGACGTTTGTGTCGTCGGGGATCGGCGTTGACATCACGGGCGAAGCGTCTGACGGATTGCGTGCGAGTATCACACTGAAGTGTGATGGTTGCCCAGTACTGCCTACCTGATGAGGTGCGAAGTGAAGTGCAGAACAACGCGAGAACTGGGCGTGGTTGACTGCTGGCGAAGCCCGCTGATTGTCGAGTCCGACAGTCGGCGGTTTGTCCCTGCAGGTACCGAGATTGATCAGGCGTTGCACCCTGAAACGAATTGTGTGGCACTGGTCCGCAATGGTGAGGCCGTGCCACTGGATGACGAATGCCGCAAGGCGTGCAGCATGACGCAGGCACAAATTGAGGCAGCCGTCAGGGCGAATCACAAACTGTACTCGCCCGAAGACACCCAAACGGAGGATGAGGAAAATGAACAGGACGATAATTGACCCGGCAGCCTTTCGGACACCCCTGCACATGCCGCGCGAGGATGTGGCATTGCCGGAGTTTGGCGAGGGGGTTGTGGTGCCGGTGTGGGGCATGACAGCAGGCGAGCGGACACGATTCGAGCAGGCCATGCAGGGCAAATCCGGACCCGTGGCAGCACGGGTTGCGGAGATCCGGGAACGGCTGGTGGTGGCGTGTTGCAAGGACGACAACGGGGTGCCGTTGTTCTCACTGCAGGATGTGCAGGCCATCAGCGGGCAACGGGCCGACGTGGTTGAGCGAATCGTGAACGTGGCGCAGCGGTTGAGCGGATTTACGGCAGCCGATATTGAGGCCACAGCAAAAAACTGAGGACTGATCCAGCACGGCTGACAGCCTATCGCCTGGCCGAAGTGATGGGCTGCCTGGATGTGGACGCGATGCTGGATCAGATGACGCCGCAGCAGTGGCAGGAATGGCAGGCAAAGGATGCGGTGGAGCCGATCGGACACCGAGGGACACAGGAAGTGCTTGGCATTTTCGGGGCGATGGTGGCCGGGGCGTTGGGAGCCAAAGACGTGAAACCAGAAACGCTGATGTGGTGGCGGCAGGCACGGGACGAAAAGCCCGCGAGCCATGACGTTGCTGCAATGGCACTGCAAATGATCGGAGCGAAACGCCGTGGCTAGTCTGGGCACGTTGGCCGTAAACATCGGGGCAAACACGCGACCACTGCAGCAGGGTTTGCAGTCCGCACTGGCAAGCGCGAAATCGTTTGCCAGTGGGGTCATGCAGACTTT